GTGCAGGAGCTCATCTACCGCCTGGAGGAGGACGCGCCCATCCCCGAGGGCGACCCCCACCTGGCCGCGTTTCGCCGCGTCTGCGGCCTCGCCAAGGCCGGCCCGGTGGCCGCCGTGGTGCACGAGGAGCTGGAAAGCGGCCAGGTCGACAAGATCGTGTTGTTTGCGCACCACAGGGAAGTCATCGAGCGCCTGATGCAGGGTCTGCAGCGCTTCAACCCCGTGCGGGTGTGGGGCGGCGACACTGACCGCACGCGCCAGGACGCGATCGACCGCTTCCAGACAGACCCGAGCGTGCGCGTCTTCGTGGGCCAGATCACGGCCTGCTCGACCGCGGTGACGCTGACGGCCGCGCATCACTGCGTCTTCGTCGAGCAGAGCTGGGTCCCGACCGAAAACGACCAAGCAACCCACCGTTTAAGTCGGATTTCACAAAAATGTACAGTCTTCGCTAGAATAGCGATCCTCGCCGGTAGTATCGACGAGGCAATTCAGGGAACCCTTACCCGCAAAGTCAGGGCCCTTTCTCAACTCTACGGAGCAAACGCATGAACGCAGAAAACACAACCCCCCGACTGCACATTTCCTTCCGCGCCCGCCTGGGCGAGGCCGCTGAGATCTCGATCTCCGGCGACGACGTTGTACTGGTTTCGAAGGCCCTCGAGCACTTCGGCCTGGCGTCGCCGCAGCAGGCCCCCGCAGCCCCGGCCGCCGAGCCCGCACCCGCCCCGGCCCCCGCCGAGAAGAAGACCCGCGCCAAGAAGGAGACCGCCGCCGCGCCCGTGGAAAAGCCGAGCGAGCCGACGGAAAGCCAGCCGGCCACCACGTCCTCTGCCGATGCCCCCGCTGCCGAGACTGAGGGAAACGCTGCTGCGGCCGCTTCCGCACCGGAGACGACCGCTGCACCCGCTGCCTCCTCGACCGCTTCCGCAACGCCTGAAGAGGCCGCCGCTGCTGTGAAGGCCTACGGTGCCAAGAACGGCATCGACGCTGCCCGCGCGCTGCTGCAGAAGTTTGGCTTCGCCCGCACTGGTGACATCACGGCCGAGAAGGCTGGCGAGGTCGTCGAAGCTGCGAAGGCCTGACATGGCGCACGTCCGACTCGGAGGCTCCAAAGCCCACCGCTGGCTGGCGTGCCACGCCTCTCCTCGGCTCGAGGAAGAGGCGGGCTACCAACCCTCTGGCCCGCACGCTGCAGAAGGCACGGCCGCCCACTCGCTGGGCGAGCTCTGTCTGCGCGAGAACAGCGACGCCTCGGACCACATCGGCGAGGTGATCGACACCGACAACGGTGAGTTCGAGGTCACCAACGAAATGGCAGAGGCCGTACAGGTCTACATCGACTGGGTGCGCAATGCCTCGTCTGTCGCAGGCGCGACTTTGCTGCTCGAGCACCGCATCGACCTGTCCAAGCTCAACCCGCCCGAGGCGATGACCGGCACGGCCGACTGCCTAATCGTCGTGCCCTCGCTGCGCACGCTGGTCGTGGCCGACTACAAGCACGGCCGCGGGCACGTCGTCGAGGTCAAGGGCAACAAGCAGACCCGGTACTACGCACTGGGCGCCTTGCTGTCCCTGCCGACCGAGCTGCGCCAGGGCATCGACAAGGTGCAGATGACGATCATCCAGCCGCGCGCTTTCCACCCAGACGGCTCGGTGCGCTCGGAGACGATCGACCTGCTGGAGCTGCTGGACTTTGCCGACGACATCCTCACGGCCGCGCAGGCCGCGCAGGATCCTGATGCTCCGGCTGTCCCAGGCGATCACTGCCTCTTCTGCGCCGCTGCCGGCAACTGCCGCGCGCGCTCGGATCAGGCTGTTGTTTTGGCGCAACAAGAGTTTTCTGTGGCCCCTCAACTGTCCAACATGAGCACCGCCGAGATCGCGGCCCGCGTGGCCGAGATCGAGCCGAAGCTGGGCGTCGTCGAGGCCTGGCTGAAAGAGGCCAAGAAGCACCTGGAGGAGCAGCTGAAGGCCGGCGCCGACGTGCCTGGCTGGAAGCTCGTTGCCAAGCGCGCAAGCCGCGTGTGGGCCGACCCCGCGAAAGTGGAAGAGTGGGCCCTCCTCGATGCCGGCCTTGAGAAGGCGGCCATCTACACCGAGCCGGAGCTCAAGAGCCCGGCCCAACTGGAGAAGCTGGTGGGCAAGAAAGGCCTGCCCGCTTCCCTGACCGTGTCTGTGAGCAGTGGCTACAATCTGGCCCCTGCTTCCAGCAGCAAGCCGTCGGTGGCGATCTCCGCTGCCGACGAATTTTCGACCGTCAACCCTTGAAAGCAAACCATGACACGACTCGTCACCCCCGCCGTCCGCGCCTCCTACCCCAAGCTCTTCGAGCCCGACATCAATGACCAGGGCAAGAAGGTCTACAGCATCGCGCTGCTGATCGAAGACACGCCCGAGGGCAAGGCCTTCCTGGCCCAGGCCGAAAAGCTGGCCGAAGAGACCGGCCGCGCCAAGTTTGGCACCCGCTACGACGGCCTGCGCAAGTCGCCGGCCTTCAAGTGGGCCGTGCGCTACGACGTGGACAAGTACGCGAACCTTGAGCCCAAGATCCTGGCCTACATCAACGCCCGCAGCTACGAGACCCCGCCCGGCATCGTCTCGATCTACCAGGGCCCCGATGGCAAGCCCGCCAAGATCACCGACCCGGCCGTGGTGTTCCCCGGCGTGTACTGCAAGGCCTCGCTGACCTGCTACGCCACCGACCGCAGCGACTCGAAGAGCGTGTCCTTCGGCCTGGGCAACGTGCAGATCCTGCAGAACAAGGCCGCCGAGCGCATCGACAGCCGCGTGAACGCTGAAGACGAGTTCGTCGCTGACCCCGAGGCAGCCGCTTCGCTCGACGACCTCTGATCCCTTCCATTTCACGGCCCCTTCGGGGGCCTTTTCTTTAGACCGTATGACCGAAATTTCAGTTGACTTCGAGACCCGCAGCGCAGTCGACCTGCGCAAGACCGGCGTCTACCCCTACGCAGAGCACGCCAGCACGGATGTCTGGTGCTTTGCCTTCGATTACCCCGGCCTGTCCGATCCTCTGGTGTGGACGCCCGGCGACGACTTCGAGACCGGCGTGCAGCTGCGCGAGATGGCCGAGGATCCGACCTTCGTCTTCCGCGCATGGAACGCTCCCTTCGAGCGCATCGTCTGGCGCGAGATCATGGCAGGCCGCTACGGCTTCCCCGACATCCCGCTGGAGCGCTGGGTGTGCACCGCGGCCGAGGCTCGCGCGATGGGCCTGCCGGGCAAGCTCGACGACTCGGCCCGGGTGCTGGCCGTGGTCGACCAGAAGGACATGCAAGGCCACCGGCTCATGCTGCAGATGTCCAAGCCCCGCAGCACCAATCCCGACGGCACCTACACATGGTGGAACCAGCCCGACAAGGTCGAGCGCCTGATCGCCTACTGCCGCCAGGACGTGCGCACCGAGAAGGCGATCGCGCAGCGCCTGCAGCGCCTGTCCGAGTACGAGCGCAACGTCTGGCTCATGGACCAGCGAGCCAACGACCGCGGGATCCTCGTTGACGTGCCTCTCGCCAGGGCGGCCAGGGCGATCGCCGACCGCGTGCAGGCTGACGCCAACGTCGACATGGCGAAGCGCACCGACGGCGCTGTCGACGCAGTGACCAAGGTCGGCCAGCTCAAGGCCTGGCTCGGCGAAAAGGGCACGGTGGTGGACAGCCTGTCCAAGAAGGCCGTGGCCGAGCTGCTGGAGGACCCCGAGCTGCCCGATCCGGTGCGCGAGGCCCTGGAGCTGCGCGCTGAGACCGGCAAGAGCTCGGTCAAGAAAATCGACGCCATGCTGCGCGCCGTGTGCCGCGACAACGCCCTGCGCGGACTGCTGCTCTACTGGGGCGCAGGCACCGGCCGCTGGGCCGGCCGCCTCGTGCAGCCCCAGAACTTCCCCGCCCGCACCGCGGGCCTCCCCGACTGGCACGAGCCGGAGGACTGGATCGACCCAGTGATGCGGCAGGACATCTCGGGCATCGACCTTTACGCCCCGCCGCTGGAAGTTGTGAGTCTGCTGCTGCGCTCAATGTTGCGCGCACGCGACGGTCACGCGCTGGTGGCTGCCGACTACTCGGCCATCGAGGCCCGGGTGATCGCGTGGCTGTGCGGTGAGGAGTGGCGTCTCGAGGTGTTCCGCACCCACGGGATGATTTACGAGGCCTCCGCGTCGATGATGTTCAAGGTGCCGATCGAGACCATCCAGTACGTCGGGCCCAACGGCAAGAAGATCAAGGGCGAGAACTACGCCCTGCGCCAGAAGGGCAAGGCGGCCGAGCTCGCTCTCGGCTTCCAAGGCGGCCCCAACGCGCTCATCACAATGGGAGCTCTTGAGCAGGGCCTGACCGAGGAGGAGCTGCCGGAGATCGTCAAGCTCTGGCGTGCGGCCAGCCCGGCGATCGTGGCCGGGTGGTACAACCTGCAGGACGCCTGCCTGGAGGCCGTGCGCTTCCCCGGCAAGGTCACCGAGGGCCTGGAGGGCCGTATCCGTTTCAAGGTCTCGGGCGGCTGGCTGTGGCTCAAGCTGCCAAGCGGCCGGCGCCTGGCCTACTGCCAGCCCCGCATGGTCGAGAAGCCCGCCCCGTGGGACCCCGAGCGCATGCTGCAGGGCGTCGAGGCGTGGTCCGTCAACAGCAAGACCAAGAAGTGGAGCAAGCGCAGCCTGTACGGCGGCCTGCTCATGGAGAATGTCGTGCAGGCGACAGCCCGGGACCTCATGGCCGACGCCATGCTGCGCCTGGAGGCGGGTGGTGTTTTTACGCCACTGTTGTCTGTGCACGACGAGATCGTCACCGAGGCTCTGGAGCATAATGCGGACCCTCGGTTGCTTGAGACAATCATGTCCGAGATCCCCGACTGGGCGGCAGGCTGCCCGGTGACCGCCGAGGGCTGGGCCGGCCTTCGCTACCGCAAATGACCATGACAAACACAACTTCAGCAGAAAAACTTTTCCGGGCTGGCTACACCGACCTGGTGTCCGTCATCCCGCCAGGAGCTCGCCTTTCCCCCACGTCCAAAATCGACGCTGACCAGCTCGGCAAGGCCCCTGGCCGCAAGAACCACGCTGGCACCTGGGGCGGCTACGACTGGCGCAAGCACGAGACGACCCTCAAGGACGCCGTGACCTGGGACATGCACGGGGCCAACATCGGCCTGCGCGCTGCCAACTTCCCGGCCGTGGACATCGACACGAGCGACGCCGAGCTGTCGGCAATGATCGAGAGCCGGGCCCGTGACATCCTGGGCGACGCGCCCAAGCGCACCGGCAAGGCCCCCAAGGCCCTGCTGCCCTACACGACGGCGGTGCCTTTCGGCCGCATGCGCCTGTGGCTCACCGACAAGGACGGCGTCGCGCACCTGATTGAGGTGCTGGGCGACGGCCAGCAGTTCGTGGTGGCCGGCACGCACCCGAGCGGCGCAACCTACACCTGGGACACCCCGCTGCACGAGGTCGAGGTGCTGCGCGAGATCAACCCGGAGCTGGTTGAGACCTTCTTTGCGGCCGTGGCCGAGGACGCCGAGTTCCTGGGCCTGACGGCCAGCCGCGAGGGCAACGGATCGACGGCCGTGGACCGCGAGCTCGTCGAGCAGGACGCCCTGCGCGGGCCGAGCCTCGAGGCAGTGCAAGCCGCTGTCGACTTGATCCCCAACACCAACGACCTCTTCCCCGGCCGCGACGACTACCTGCGCGTGGGCTACGCCATCAAGGCGGCGATCGGCGAGGCCGGCCTGCCGGTCTTCGTTGACTGGGCCTGCCGCTGGGAGGGCAACGACCGGGCGTCGGGCAACGACCCCGAGGAAGTCGAGCGCGACTGGGGCCGGATGGTCCCGCCATTCGAGGTCGGCTGGAATTACCTCGCCGACACAGCCAGGGGCTTCGGGTACAACGACGCAGGAGACGAGTTCGAGGCCCTGGACGTACCTGCCCCTCACCCAGCCCCAGAAAACGCCCCCACGGGCCCGCTGGAGGCCCGCGCGGAGGGTTTGCAGCACGACCTCGACCTGTCCGCAGCCCCTGCCGCGTACTCCGACCGTGCAGTTATGAACCTTTTCCTTAATCGGATGGGCGGCAACCTGAAGTTCTGCGACGCGCTGGGCGGCTGGCACGTCTACAACCACGGCGTCTGGACCCGCGACGAGACCCTGCAGGCCGAGTACCTGGCCGGGCGGGTGTGCGCAGCGGCGGGCAAGATGGCCTCGGAAGACCCCAGCCTGGACAAGTCGGCTCGCGCGATGGCGATGAAGCTCAACAGCAACTCGGCCAAGAACGCGGTCCTGGCCTACGCTAAGAGCGACCGCCGGGTGGCCTCGACCGTCGACGACTGGGATCGCAACCCCTGGGCGCTCAACACCCCGGCCGGTGTGGTCGACCTCAAGACGGGCCAGGTCGGCCCCCACGACCCGAAGGGCTTGCACTCGCGCATCACGGCCGTGGCTCCTGCAGCCGGTGCCCCTGAGCGCTGGCTGGCCTTCCTGCACGAGGCCTGTGGCGGCGACCAGGAGCTCGTGCACTACCTGCACAAGAGCGTGGGCTACTGGCTCACGGGCAAGACCTCCGAGCAGATCCTGCAGTTCTTCTGGGGCCCCGGCGGCAACGGCAAGTCGGTGTTCGTGGGCGCGCTCATGGGCATCATGGGCCAGTACGCGCAGACGACGCCGACCGAGACGTTCGCCAGCACCAAGGGCGAGCAGCACCCGACCGAGCTGGCCGCACTGCGCGGCGCTCGTCTGGTGACCGCCAGCGAGACGCAGGAGGGCCGGTACTGGGACGAGAGCAAGGTCAAGCTGTCGACCGGCGGCGACCCGATCCGCGCCCGCTTCATGCACAAGGACTCCTTCGAGTTCCTGCCGCAGTTCAAGCTGGCCTTCTTGGGCAACCACAAGCCCCGGATCCACAACCTCGACCGCGCCATGAAGCGACGCATCCACCTGGTGCCCTTCACGGTGCAGCCGGCCGTCGTCGACAAGGCCCTGCCCGAGAAGCTGAGGGAAGAGTGGCCGCAGATCCTGCAGTGGGCGATCGAAGGCTGCTCGCTGTGGCAGGTCGAAGGCCTCGAGCCCCCGGCCGTGGTTCTCGCTGCGACGCAGGAATACTTCACCGACGAGGACCCGGTCGGCCGTTTCATCGAGGAGCGCTGTGTGGTCAAGGACGGGGCCACGGCGATGACGAGCGAGCTCTTCGACTCGTGGCGCACATGGGCGCACGACCAGAACGAGCACCCGCGCACGCAGCGCTGGCTGGTCAACGCACTGCTGGCCCGGGGCGGCATCGAGCGCTGGCGCGATTCGAAGAGCGGCCTGCGCGGCCTGCAGGGGATCGAGCTCCTGTACCAGCCGGGCGAGTTCGAGGCCCAGCCGATGCCAGCGAAGCAGGCGGCGTGAATAGATTGAGAGGCCCCTTCGGGGGCCTTTTTACTGGGCGCGCGGCCTGGGCATGAATAGATTCGTGAATAGAAAAAGGCCCCGTGAGGGGCCTACAATCTGCTCAACACGGCCCCCGCCTCCGCGCTGACGAGCGCACCAATGAGCGCGGGGGTTTTTCTTTTGGGGCTGATGGCGGCCGGGATCCCCCAGCCCTACGCCGCACGGGTGGTCGGACCCTGCCGTTGCGCTTGACCATCACGACTGCAGGCTGTTGCGGTTGCGATCCGCACAGAGCACCGGGATGAGCCGCCGTACATGTTGCCCGGCCGAG